CCTTGTCATGTGATCGGGAGGAGCGAGGTTGATGATACAGAACAATGCTACCGCATCACATTCCGGGATGGCAGTCATATTGACGCGGGCGAAAGGCATCTGTGGCAGGTTCAAGTTGTCAATAATGGAAACCGCAGAAAAATCTTGACGACCGGGGATATCTACAAGAAAACGATCGCGTATCGCACACGCCATCGTGACACAATAGACGAAAAGCGCTCAGTTGTACGCATTCCGGTAGCGCGACCGATCAACATACCAGACAAGGCACTGCCTCTTGATCCCTATGTATACGGATACTGGTTGGGTAATGGCAACTCGGTGAAGCCGGAGTTGACCGTTCGCACCTGTGACACGGATCGCATCATGAAGAACATTCCTTACCCCATCAGTTCAATGTGGACTCAGAAAGGGGATGGTAGTGTGGTGCTGCGTGTCCCTGAGCTCAAGCCCATGCTCCTTGAGAGCTTCAGGGACAAAGCAATCCTGCCAGAATATCTCCGCGCATCCGAGAACCAGCGCTGGGCGCTCTTGCAAGGGCTCATGGACTCGGATGGTTGCATAGGAACGTCAAAATCACAGAGCATATATGTCAGCACCATCAAACAGCTGGCCGAAACAGTCCGCGAACTCTTATGGTCGCTGGGCATCAAAAACGCCATGACGACGCCTCCATCCAGGCGTTATGGGATTCCGACCGGTGAGACGCTTTATACGATACGCTTTACTACCTTTGAGGATCAACCGACGTCCAGGCTGCAACGAAAGGCTGAACGAAAGAGGGAGCGCGTGAAAGAAACGCGCTCGTGTTTTCATTACATTCGGGACATCAAGCCGCTGCCCTACCCGGTCCCCATGAGATGCATCCAGGTGAACAGTCCATCAAGGCTGTATTTGGCGGGACCATCCTTTGTTCCGACGCACAACAGCGAACTGGGTGCGGCGCTGGCATTGAACATGCTTGTCAATGATGACGAGTGGAAAGCGGAGGTCTACTCCTGTGCATCCGACCGCCAGCAGGCTGGGATTGTGTTTGACGTTGCTGCGGATATGGTTAGGCAATCCCCTGCTCTATCCAAACGGATTACGCTCATTCCGTCAACTAAGCGAATGGTGTACCAGCCAACGGGAAGCATCTACCAAGTACTTTCTAGTGAAGTGGCAACAAAGCATGGTCTGAACGTGTCGGCTTGTATCTTTGATGAGCTGCATACACAGCCAACACGCGCCCTATATGACGTCATGACCCAGGGTTCAGGGGATGCCCGGAAGCAGCCGCTCTGGTTCTTTCTGACCACGGCCGGGACAGACCGCAACTCCATCTGTTGGGAAATGCATCAAAAAGCACTGGACATCATCGAGGGACGCAAACATGATCCGCGATTCTATCCTGTGGTGTTTGGTTTACCGGATGATGCTGACTGGACAGCCGAGAAGAACTGGTACAAGGCAAACCCATCGTTGGATTTCACAATCACCATCGACAAGGTGCGGGATGCCTTCCATAAAGCACAGGAAACACCAGCGGATGAGAACATGTTCCGGCAGCTGCGCCTGAATCAGTGGGTAAAGCAGTCCATCCGCTGGATGCCCATGGACAAGTGGGATGCTTGCTCAGGCGTGGTTAACCCCTATGATCTGGAAGGCAGAGAATGCTATGCCGGGCTGGACCTGTCTTCAACAAGCGACCTGACCACATTGGTTCTGGTGTTCCCACCCCTGGATGAAGAAGAGCCCTACACAGTCCTGCCCTTCTTCTGGCTGCCGGAGGAAACACTGGCATTGCGTGTTCGTCGCGATCATGTGATGTACGACCAGTGGGAGCGTCAAGGCTTCCTTCAAACCACCGAGGGCAATGTCGTGCATTATGGATTCATCCAAAAGTTCATCTGTGAGCTGGGTGAGCGCTACAACATCAGGGAGATCGCCTACGACCGGTGGAATGCGACCATGATGGTTCAATCCCTGGAGGACGAGGGCTTCACCATGGTTCCCTTTGGCCAGGGTTTCAGGGATATGAGCCCGCCTACGAAGGAACTAATGCGCATTGTTCTGGAAAAGAAACTGAACCATGGTGGGCATCTGGTGCTGCGATGGAATATGGACAACGTTTTTGTCCGTATGGATCCGGCTGGCAACCTAAAGATAGACAAACAAAAATCCACCGAAAAGGTGGACGGTGTGATTGCACTGGTTATGGCCCTGGACAGGGCGATGAAGAACCAGAATGGTGGCTCCGTGTACGACGACAGAGGTTTCCTCGTCTTGGAGGGCTGACAAATGCCAAGAAAACCGATGCGGCCATGCCGCCATCCTGGGTGTTCTGCGCTATCAGAAGACGTGTACTGCGACGCACATCGCCCACTATATGCGAGGGAGAGTGCAACAATACGAGGTTATGACGCAAGGTGGCGCGCAGCCAGGAAGCGATACTTGAACCGGTATCCACTATGTATGGAGTGCCAGCGTAATGGCAAGCTTACCCCGGCCACGGTTGTGGACCATATCCTTCCGCACCGCGGGGATGAAGACCTCTTCTGGGATGACAGTAATTGGCAGCCGATGTGCACACGCTGCCATGACAGGAAGACAGGTCATAACATGTAAACTAACAGTACCAACCAAGATTCATGCAATCATCTTTCATCTGCATGCAAAGAAGCATCCGTTGATGAACGAATTGTTATGGCATGCTCCACCACTGGACGCCGTCGGCGTAGATGTCATAAGTGATGACAAGGCGCATGAAGAACAGCAATTGGTCGCTCTCGCCCACGGAGGCGATGTCCACCGGCGTACCGAAGGGGACGGCTCTGCCAATCAGCGTCTCAGGTTCTACTGACTCCAGTCCCTCCAGTCCCGGCAGGAAGGTCATGAACTCCTCCTTCACCTCGACCTTGTCCGCGGTGACTTGATAGCTTGCGGATACCAACCCGTCCTTTACGGTGACCTGCACCGTGCCGATACGGTAACGGTTGGAGGCGATCAGAGGAATAGCCAGGGTCCCTTCCTTCGTCAGGTCCAGAGGCGTGTACATATACCACTTGTCCGTGAGTTCCAGCAATTCATCCCGGAACCGAGGTCCGTAGGAACATGCGGTATTGTCCGGCCAGATCATCGACAACACAGGGATCTTCATCGTTTCCAGAATCACCCCGCAGCGTGTGCACCGCTTGGCTTGCGTCCCTGTTTTCTTATTGGTTGGCGGAACAGTCACTTCCCATTCCCCGAGTGAATGCCCCAGGGCGACGGTCGCATTGTCTTCATGCTCCCCGCAGCGGGAACAGGTCCAGGCTTCTACGCCGGGCGAGGTACAGGTCGCGGCTTTGTCCCGGGCGGTGTCGCGCCTAAAATCATGCCCAAGTGCATTTTCCTCGTCACTTTTGTATTGGTAGCCGCACTCTGAGCAGGTATGCGTGGTGAACCCGCCTTGCGTGCAGGTCGGCAGGGTCACTGCGGAAGTGAAGGAACACCCTTCCGTTTCCTTGTGGCTGGTGTCGTTCCCGCAGACACGGCTATGCGTGCCCGCTACGCCGGATGTTCCCGTGTCGTGCGTCCAGCCACTCCATTTATGATCGGTAGCCAATGTCGATGTGTCTTGGTAACTATAGCCGCACTCTGAGCAGGTATGCATGGTGAACCCGCCTTCCGTACAGGTCGGCAGGGTCACGACGTCATTGAACGAGCAAGCCTGGCTTTCATCCTTGCCGCAAACACAGGCCCTTGTGTGATGGCTGTCCGCACCGCTGGTAGTCCCATTATGCGACCAAGGGCCGAAACTATGCAGGATTTTCACACTGGCGAAACCGGAATCCTCGCTTCTCGTCCCATTGATGTCGACCCATGATGTCCAAGTAAACAAACAAGAATCAATATTTTCTTCTGGGATAATGTAATAAGTGCCGAATCCTAACAATATAACAGTTTGATTGACAAAGCCGCTATTGGCTATGCCGGAATGCTCTGTTGAAGCAATCAAAGTACTATTTCTATAGAGGAATAAGCCTCCTTTTGTAACACCCTCAGCGGTGGGAATGTAGACGGATAAGTAACCATCAATGATTAGTTTTTCTCCATGTGCAGCTTCGGATTTGTCAATGATTAGGCTTACCAGATGTTCGGCCTCCGCCTGGAAGGGGAACCCAAGAGTCAGCAAGAAAATGGTCAGCAGCAAGCACACCAGGGAACGTAAGACTTTGTTCGCTGTTCTTTTCATAATGATTCCCCTCCATATTAACTCTTCTGGGGGCAGTTAAGGATTTTCACCTGGACGCCCTGGGAGCAGTAATCCGCTTTGATAGCACCGGATTATGTCAGAACGCCACTCAATTATCTATTTGTTCTAGAAAGATGATAATACTATTGAACGATTTCGTCAATTATATAAACAAATGAAGTTGGACGTTGTGTGAGTGTGATGTGGTTGAACAAAACTAAGCAGGCATATTAAAGCTTTGAAACCTTATTATGGTGGAGGTAATTGAATGAAAAATCCCTTCTCAAGGTTTAGGCGCGCCCGTGACAAGCCTACTAATGCGGTCAGCACCACCCCTACCTTCCTCTTTGGTCCCAGCGGCGCCGGCAAGTCAGTCAGCGTGCAGTCCGCCATTCAGGTTTCCGCTGTATATGCCTGTGTGCGCGTGATTGCGGAAACCGTTGCCAGCCTGCCGCTTCATGTGTTCAAAGTGACTGACAACGGAAGCGAAAAAGCTGCAGAGCATACGCTGTACCAGCTGTTGCACGACGAGCCAAACCGGGAAATGACCTCCTTTGTCCTGCGGGAAACAATGCTGACACACTTGCTTCTGTGGGGCAATTCATATAGCCAGATCATCCGCACAGGCAGGAACCAGATTGACAGCCTGTACCCTCTGTTGCCAGATCGCATGGAGGTGGATAGGGACAGCAAAGGCAGGCTGACTTACGCCTACACAACCAGCGAGGGCAAGATATACCGACTGGCCCCCGAAGAAGTGCTGCACATCCCTGGTCTTGGTTTTGATGGTGTGGTGGGGTACAGCCCGATTGCCCTTGAGAAGAATGCTATCGGCTTAGGACTTGCCGCTGAGGAGTATGGCAGCAAGTTCTTCTCCAACGGTGCGCGCCCCTCAGGTATTCTGACCCACCCCAACACGGTCAAGAATCCCAAAACATTGCGGGAAAGCTGGAATGCAGCCTATGGCGGTTCAACCAACAGCGGACGCGTAGCCATACTGGAAGAAGGCATGAAGTTTGAAACCATCTCCATGCCCAACAATGAAGCGCAGTTCCTGGAGACCCGGAAATTCCAGGTATCGGAGATATGCCGCATCTATCGTGTGCCGCCCCATCTGGTGGGCGATCTGGAGCATGCCACCTTCAGTAACATTGAGCACCAATCCATCTCTTTCGCAGTCCATACCATCCGGCCATGGCTGGTACGCATTGAGCAGTCCATAAACCGCGTGCTCTTCTCTGACAAGGAGAAAGGGCGTTTTTATGTGCAGTTCAATATCGACGGGCTCATGCGCGGTGCATACAAAGAGCGCATGGAGGGCTATGCCATTGCAAGGCAAAACGGATGGATGAGCGCAAACGATATCCGGTTGCTGGAGAATCTCAATCCATTAACCGAGGAGCAAGGGGGCGACACCTACCTGGTCAACGGAAACATGCTCCCAATAATCGCTATCCGAAAGGAGTACGCCCCGGATGAAAACAATCTGTAGGTTCTGGGACTGGGCTCAGAACGAGAGTGGGGATCGCACGCTCTTCCTGGAGGGCGTGATCGCCGAAGAATCCTGGTTTGAGGATGATGTGACACCTGCCGCATTCAAGGATGAATTATACGCGGGTAGTGGCCCGATTACCCTGCATATTAATTCCCCTGGCGGCGATGTCATTGCCGCGTCACAGATCTATACCATGTTGATGGATTACCCGTTCGACATCAGGGTACAGATCGATGGCATCGCGGCAAGCGCGGCTTCCGTGATCGCAATGGCCGGCACCAAGGTCTGCATGTCACCCACTAGTTTAATGATGCTGCACAATCCGCTCACTTTTGCATTGGGGGACAGTGAAGAAATGCGCAAGGCTATCCAGCTACTGGATGAGGTGAAAGAAGGCATCATCACGGCGTATGAGATCAAGACCGGGCTGTCCCGGGCTCGTCTGAGTCAGATGATGGACGCGGAGACCTGGATGAATGCGCTCAAGGCAAGGGAGCTGGGTTTCTGCGATGAGGTGCTGTATCAGGGTGAGAAAACAGAGCTCGTCAAAAACTGCTTCACCTTTTCCCGCCGGGCGGTCACAAACAGCCTGCTGGACAAGCTCAGGGCATGTGTACCCAGGGAACCTCCCGATCCACCGCCTGATCCACTGTCCGTAGGTGAATCAATCACCGAATCAATCACCGAACCCACAAACCGCGTGAACGTGTCAGACCTCGAAAAAAGGCTGGCGCGTTTTCAATATGTATGAGGAGGAAACCCCTATGAATCAGATCCTGGACATGCGCGATAAGCGCGTCAACCTTTGGAATGCCGCTAAGGCCTTTCTGGACAGCCGTAGAGCAGAAGACGGCACGCTCTCCCTTGAGGATGCGGCCACCTACGAGAAGATGGAAGCGGATGTCGTTCGCATGGGCAAGGAAATCGAGCGCCTGGAACGGCAAGAAGTGCTTGACCTGGAGTTTGACCGGCCCACCAGACGCCCGCTGACCTCCGCACCCGAAACCCTGAAGGACAAAGGCAAGTCCGGCCGTGCATCTGACGAGTATAAGAACGCCTTCTGGCGCTCCATGCGCGACAAGACTGTGTCCTTTGAAGTGCTCAACGCCCTGCAGGTTGGCGCTGATAGCGAAGGCGGGCACCTCGTCCCGGATGAGTATGAGCGTACCCTGGTGGAAGCGCTGCAGGAGCAGAACATCTTCCGCGGTTTCGCACATCTCATCCGCACCAGTTCCGGCGATCGGAAGATCCCTGTCGTGACCAGCAAGGGCACCGCGTCCTGGATTGAGGAAGAGGCGCCTTATGACGAGAGCGATGATGCGTTCGGTGCGATTTCCATTGGTGCCTATAAGCTGGCGACAATGATCAAGGTGTCGGATGAACTGCTCAATGACTCCGTCTTTGATATCGCCGGGTACATCGCCAAGGAGTTTGCCCGTCGTATTGGTTCAGCAGAGGAAGAAGCCTTCATTGCCGGGAATGGCACAGGGAAACCGACCGGCCTGCTGCACGCGACTCTGGGCGCCCAGGTTGGTGTGACAACTGCTGCAGCCACCGCGATCACCTTCGATGAAGTGATGGACCTGTTCCACAGCCTTCGCGCACCCTATCGCCGTCAGGCCGTGTTCCTGATGAACGACAGCACGGTCAAAGCGCTGCGCAAGCTGAAGAACGGTGCAGGCGACTACATCTGGCAGCCCTCCATCACGGCAGGCACGCCGGACAAGGTCCTCAACTGTCCCGTCTACACCTCGTCCTTCGTTCCGACGATCGCTTCTGCCACAAAGACCATCATCTTTGGTGACATGGATTACTACTGGATTGCAGATCGTGAAGGCCGTAAGTTCAAGCGGCTGAACGAACTGTACGCGCCGACTGGCCAGGTTGGTTTCCTGGCGTCCCAGCGCGTGGACGGTAAACTGGTCCTGCCTGAAGCCGTTAAGGTGCTGCAGCAGAAGGCTTAATCTACCTGGCATATGAATCTGCAGGGGTTGTTCAGGTGAGCAGCCCCTGCTTCTTTGGGAGGAAAGAGAATGAGTGATACCTACAACACCCGGAACTATGCCGCGCATGGCGGCGCCGAGTGGGTCATTGGCGGGAAACTGACTGTCTTGCCGGGCGCGACCGTGGAAGGGCTGACTGAAACTGCAGCCCCTGCAAACGCAGAAGCGCTGGGCGGTATCAAGGCGGCAGCCAAAGCTGTGACGGACACCGTGGAAGCAAAGATAGGCGAAGATGCCAAGCTATATGTCCCTGCCTACCCGGAAGATTATGTACTGCCTTCGGCGGCGATGGACGCCCTGGGCGGCGTGAAGCTCGCGGAGAACCAAGTTGATAGCGCAACTTCCACCATTGCCGGACTGAACCTTGAGTTCAATGCCCTGCTGACCAAACTGAAAGCCGCCGGCATCATGGCACCTGACGCGTAAAGGAGGAGAACAGCATGATCCTGACGGTGGATGAAGCGAAGGCGCATCTGCGTTTACAGCATGAAGAAGAGGACGCGTACCTGGCTTCTCTCATCCTTCAGGCGCAGGCTGTTGCCGAAGACTATTGCCGGGTGACTTTTGATGAAGAAGCCCCGCAGGCTGTTCGCCTGGCAATCCTGCTCATGGTCAGCCACTACTACGAGAACCGGGATAACCCGGACAAGCAGGTCTACATCACCATGCAGATGGCGTTTGAAAACCTGCTGTACCCACACCGCAATGCTGAGTTAATGTTCTAACAGGAGGTGAGAAAAGATGCGCGGTTATAAGAACTTTGAGAGCGACCCGCATCCGGGCGACCTCCGTCATCTGGTGGAAATCGGCTATACGGAAAACCAGATCAATGAAAACGGATACCCAATCCCGCAGGACGTGATTGTCTGCCAGGTCTGGGCAGCCACGATTGATGCCGGCAACCAACACTATCGCGCGGCGGACGTGATGAACGCGGAAGCGGTGATCAACTTCACCATCCGTTACCGGACAGACATCAAACCCGGCATGTGGGTGCGGTTCAGGAATGAGAAGTGGAATATTTCTACTTTGGGTGAGTATGCATTCAAGCGCAAATACCTGGGCTTGAAAGCATCCATTTCCAAGGGGGTGAGCGGATGAAAAGGGTACAGCAAGCCCTTTCCGGCATAGGCATACCTGTGTTCGCCGGCATCTGGCGGGCGACATCCAGCAACCCCAACGCGCCTGAGCAATACCTGGTGTACTCCACCACAACCAAGGAAGAAACACACTTCGATGACCGGGTGATCGCAATGAGAACCTTCGTTTACCTGAATCTTTGGAGCGCGGGTGATCCTACCCAGATTGCAGTCCTGGTGCGCAACGCCATGTATAACGCGGGGTTTGGCATGGTGGAGGAAACCGATCGTGGCTACAACGAACCCGCATACGATGTGGGTACGCGCATGTACACGGTACATTGGACTTGGAGCCTGTATGAGGAGATAACCCGTGACGATTGAACTGCGCGGCTTTGATGATCTCCGGGACGACCTGATCAATATGGCGGCTGCGCTGGATCAGGGACAAGGCGTTAACCGTGCTTTGCAGGCAGGTGCTATGCCCATTGAAGAGCAGATGCTCCATAATGCGTCCACGGACCCCAAAATCATCTCTGGTGACCTGTATGACTCAATTCACACAGGGAGTGTAAAGAAAAGGCGAGATGGCGGAAAGCGCATCACTATTGGCGTGCATCACTCAGAACGTGGCGCTTTCTACGCAAATCCTGTGGAGCATGGGCACGGCGGACCGGCCCCTGCCCCTGCCCATCCCTTTGTCCGGCCCGCCTTTGACGTGAAGGCGCCTGAGGCTTTTGAGGAAATGAAGCGCGTCCTGCGGGACGAGATATCCAACATTTAAAGGAGAAACGAATATGCCAGCAACCGCATCGCCTGTCGTGTCCAGCACGGTGGGTCTCAAAAACATGGTTATCGCACCACTGACAGCGGACACTGAAGCCGCTATCACCTACGGCGCCCTGCAATTGGTTGCAGGCGCAATTGAGGCGAACATCACCCCTGAGAATACCGATCCTGAGATCCAGTACGCGGATGACATCGAGTTCGATGTGCTCTATCCGGATCCTGAGTTGTCCTTCAAGACCAAGATGGCTGACATCCCCTTGCAGGTCCAGGAGATGGTGTTTGGCAACCGGATCGATGACAACGGCGTCCTGATCCGGACTGCCGCGGACAAGCCGCCTTACTTCGCGGTGGGCTTCATGTCGGAAAAATCTAATCACAAATACCGCTATGTCTGGCTCTACAAGGTCAGGGCGAAACCTGTGACGGAAAGCTACGCGACCAAGGAAGGCGGTACCATAAACCGCCAAACAGGTGAAGTTGAATGGACCGCCATCAAGCGGACCAAGGACGGGCTATATCAGGCAGTAGCGGATGAAGGCGAGAACGGCTTTACGACCGAAATGGGCACGACCTTCCTGGCTACAGTGTATGAGCCGGCTTTCACTGTAATCCCCTGATGACATAAAGCAGAAAGCCGCCGTACAGCTCATGTGATGTGCGGCGGCTCTGTTTTGAAAGCGAGGACCCTATGGTGACCTGTAGCCTGGCAGACAAGAAGTACAGCGTTGACTTCATCTCCGGCCGCGCATTGCGGGAGATGGAGCCCGCATCAAAAATGTATGGAAAACTAGTTCAACTCTCCAAGGCCGCGGTTGACGGACAGGATGTGTCGGGAGAAAAGCTGACGATCCCGGATGCCTTGGACACGATGGTGGCATGGTTCTGTATCCTGTTTGGGAACCAGTTCTCGCCTGACGATATATATGACCACTATCCCGCGGACCGTCTGATGCATGACATTGCCCTGGCCATAATGGCAGTGCAGACGCAAACAACCGAGGTGCTGGACTCTTTTCCTACCAAGCCGGTGACGCAGGAAGCGGATCAACTGATGATGGAGACAGCAGTGAATCCCTGACGTTGCCGGGCTATGTCTATGCAACCTACAATACACTGCTCAAAGCGGGCTGGCGCATGCAGGAGATCGATGGGATGGACATGCTGGGTTTCTTGAAGGTTCTTGCCTGGGATGCGCAGCGTGAACATATCAGCCAGGAGCCGAAAGCAGCATTCATTGATCAGTTGTGGCCTAGTATCAAACCATAAGGAGGTGTTCTCATGAGCGAGGTTTTGCGCGAATTAGTGGTTGCGCTGTC